CCAACGTTAAGCTTTGGACTTCAAATACTGTACTATCCACCAGTCCGAAATTCCAGTACCAGATTTACTATCTCTAGATTCATACTGCAGACTTTTAGTATAACCTAGGAAGTCGGGCATGTAGTCAGTAGCTTTCTTAGCTTCAGCTTCAATGTCGTCAAGAAAACCTGGGATATCTATACCTAATCTGTACTTATCCCCTTTCATGCAGTAGTCCGCGAACTCTTCTCGTAATGGATGCCACTTCACATTCTCCATTATACTGAGTTGTCGTAACGCCACCATTTTGGGTCCCCAGACTTCGGGATCATAGAAGCGTTCTTGTTCAGCCAACCTACCTAAAGCTCGGAAGGTTGAGTAAACTCCCACACATACACCATCGACTCTATACTTAGTATGATGCCACCGTCTTAAATATGTGCAGTCATGTTTGCTTGCATATTGCTTGTCAGTGTTCATCTCCTGACCGTGGCTAGCATATGCTCGCACTACATCATCCACTTTAATGCCAGGATAGGTGAGTAAACCATCATCACCAAGGCACATTGAATGAGGATTTAAAGTTTTATGCTGATTGAGCGCTGCTTCATATTGCAGAGCTCTATGGGTTAGAGTTTCATCAGCATTGGTACCACCAGAACCGCTACCCATACCATGTGCACCGTAGCGCACCTTCCCATAATCGTACGCAAGAGGTATATTGTACTTAATGGGGAAAACTTCTTCCAGCCACTTATGGTTAATTTCATTGGGAGCGCAAATACCATGCAATATTGCGCTAGCACAATCCTGCATATCGCTGTTAAAGTGCTGGTCAAACTTTGAGAAGTCTGTGCAGACGATTAAATCATCCTTTGATTTAGTATCGAACAAAGCTGTAATCTCGCGATCAACAGCATCCATGCCAATCCAAGCCGGCACTAAATTGTGGGCCTGACAACCCTCAATCAGTGGTTGATACATCTGCAATTCATTAAGGTTAACACCAAAGGGAAACATCCAAACAAC